GTTCATTTCGCCGTAGTCAACTGAGCTCAAGAAGCAACCATATAGTGCCCATGATTCAAGCACGTTTGGAGTTGCTGCGCCGTTACCGCCATCTAAGATATCCATCTGTAGTTGGAATTTATAGTCAATACCCGATGCTGCACTTGCTTGTTCTTGGAAGTCAAATTGTTTCTGAATTTGTTCGCCAACCAGTTTGCTGACTGCGCCAGTTGCATCATCACGCAGGTTAACTGTAACTTCTTCCCAGCTAGGTTTACCTTGGAAGTAGACCTTGCTGTTATAGATGTCAACAGTAACTGGATCAAACTTGACGCTTGGACGTTTTGTGTCTGCTACCTGTTTAGTTAATTCAACTACTTGACCTTGGCTTACGCCAAAGTTAATGAAACTTAGACGAAAGCGAAACTTTAATTTTGGCATCAACAGACCCTGGCTGGTTGCTGATGAGCCACCTGCTAGGGGTACTGTAAAGTTTGTTAGGGATGCTACTGCCATGTTATTATTCTCCTGTTATGTTTATTTACCTAAATTTATTGGCTTCCCAACTTGGCAATATCGCCAGGGTTGAACAAGCGAATTGGAATGTAGATAAACTCAACAGCCTTCTCTGGTTCGATAGCAACGTCTGCATACAATTGGTTGTTTGCAATACGATCTGGTGTGTTGTTTGTAGTATCGCAAACTACCAAGTAGTCGTAAATACCACGTTTTGCAACCAAGTCGTTCAACGCACGGTTCAATTGAGCAGCAAACTGGTCACGTGTGATCTTGTCGTTAGGTTCAAACAAGAACGCATTACCACTGCTTGCAAAAATTGTACGAATGTAGTTGACCAAACGTGCAACGTTGACGCGGTCCAAGCTCTCTGTGTTTGGATCACGTGTTTTCTGACCCCATACAACCAAGCCAATACCTGGAATGATTGTGATTGGGTTAATCTTGTTTTGATACAGTGTATCACGTAGTGCCTGGTTAACACCTGTACGTACAAATTCACCTGTAGTGTAGTTAACATAACCAATGTCTGTTGCATTGCTTACTAGACCACGACGTGTACCTGCTGGAGCGAACCATGGGTAGCTTACGTTGTCATTGTACAAGTAAGTACGCAAGATCATGTGGCTTGGTGGAACCATGATTGTGTTACCACTCAAGTCTGTACTTAGACCACTTGGATAGTATACAGCTAGGTATGGATCACTTGTTGCAAGACCATTGCCGTTTGTGTCATTGCTCCAATTGATCAAATCAACTGCGTTTGTGTCTAGATTCATTGGAGTGTCGCCAATGACAAATGCTGTGTTAGCGCGGTCATTGTTCAATGATACCATGTCTGAGATCAACTCTGGATAGCCAGGAGCACAAATCAAGCTGAATGCAAACTGATCTTCGCGGATCTGTGTATTGGCATCCAATGCTGCTTTCATTGCTGCTACAACAATTTGACGTTGTGCATAATGTCCTGAATAAGGAACATCAGTAGCACTATTCAATCCACTTGCTGTAACCCATGTACTAGTTTCTAATGGAGCCCAGTATGAGCTGATGATTGGATTACCGTAACTGTCAACTGATGGTTGATGGTTCAAGTTACTAGTTTGTAATGAAACATAAATTGCTGTTCCATTGGTAGTAACTTTATCACCTAGACCGTATGTTGTACTAGCACTATAAGTTGATACGTTAAATGTTGCGGTGTTGAAGTAGTTGGTAACAAACTGCTTGACGTTATAACCTGAACGGCGTGTGTTAAACAACAACATACCACGTGGATATAGTTGTGGGTTCGGAGCGTCTAGGTCTAGGTAGTTGCTTTGCATCAATTGTTGAACTGTGGCTTCTGTGCCGCTTGCAGCATCAAGATATCCACCTGTGTCCCAACGTGCATCAGCAAAAATAATACCATTTGTGCTGATGTGGTCTGTGTTGTCAATTGCAACCCAGCTTGAACCATTCCAACGGTTCAGTGCTGGCCAGTTTTCTAGATCACTTGTGTTCAACCATAGATCACCTTTGGCCAACTGGTTGTTGCCAGTTTGAGTTGTTGGTGCTGCTGCTGCAACGATAACACCGTTTGGATCCAAGGTGCCATAAGCTAGGCTGTAGCCACGTGCATCAACAATGCCTGTTTGATATCCAACCCAGGCTGTACCTGTGTTGATCATGATATCAACTTGTGTAGGATCACTGTAGTACCACAATGTACCATTGGCAGGATCTGCTTCAGGTTGTGTGTTACTGAAAGTATATGCCAACTTAGCAAAACCAGTAATTGTTGTTACTTGGTTAGTACCAGTACCATTAACATTAACATTGTTTACTGTTGCTGAACCATTGCTGGCAAAACCAGCTGTTATTGCCGGATTAGTACCAGTTGTATAAGTTAGACCAATGTCGCCACCTGCGGTATGTGTCAATGTGATAGTACCGTTGGCATTGACTTGTGCTGTAACGTTTGGCAAGTTTGCATACAATACTGCTGCAACAAAGTCTTTGTTATTGCCATATGTGCCACCAAAGGCTGTACCAATAGTCACTGTTGCCGATGCTATAACAGGTGTACCCGGTTGAGTGACTCTGATTGTAAATGCCTGTCCAGTACCAAAGTTTGGAGCAGTTGCTGTACCTGTTGCACTTACTGCACCAGATACTGTGCGTACACGAGCCTGGTAACCTGCGTAACCTAGTATTCCTGATCCATTAGGATTTGGATCTTGACGCATGATGATTGTACCAACGCCAATATTTTGTCCGCCACCTACTGGATCTAGACCATATAGGGCTGCGGCTACTGTAGGATATGATGTTACAGCCTGAGTAGCCCATAGTCCTGTTGTAGAATTGTATTGTTTGAATACAAAATTAGTGCCGCCACCTGTAGCGCCTTGTTTAAGCCATACAGAACCATTTGGTGCATTAGTATCACCAGATACGGTGTTGGTCCATGGTGGAACTGCTGAGAAACTACCGTAACCAACTGTGTTGGTAGTACCGTTGTATGTTTGAAGTGCTAGTGGATTATATGTGCCTGTGCTCAAACCAACTGCACTTAACAATGCTGTGTTACCTGTGCCGTTGTAGCTGGTAGCAATAGCAACTGTTGTTCCTGTGCTGTACAATGCCAATTGACCGTTTACCACGTCGGCTGTAACACCTGTGATTGCGGCTGCATTGATGTTTGCTGCCAATGTGGTTACTGTAGCAGTGCTGACCACAATGTTAACTGGCACAGTATTGATACTCAAGTTAGCATAAGTGTAAGGGATAGTGTTGATAGTAGGACTTGTAACTGTACCTTTAATAGTTGGAGCACTTGCGATCCAATTTGGAGTACCAACTAGCAACCATTTGTTGCGTAGGCCGTTGTAGTCAATAGAGCCAATATCTGGACCAGCTTTGTAGAATGTACGGTTAGCACCGTTTGGATCTGATGGAACTACAGCGTAGCTACCTGCTGAGCCAACACTGGTCAACGGAGTATATACAATTCCTGTTCCGCCAGTCAAACTACCTTGTGTGTTTGCTTGTGTAGTTTGTGTAATGTCTGTAATAACAATTGGAGTTTGTGCAGTAAAGCTCTGTGTATCTTTGCTCCACTCATAGATACCCCATGTTGTGTCTGTTGTATCAAACCAATAGGTACCGCTTGCAACTGCGCTAGTTGGACGAACACTGGTTGGTTGTAATTCGTTCAAGTCAATGTCGGCACGAATTGCATACAATTGGTTGCCTAGACCCAATGCGCTGTAAGCTGCCATTAGTCCATATTCGTTCAATTCATTGCCATGCAATGGTGTACCAGCACTGCTTCGTTGGAACGTTGGAGTACCCATTGCAGTTGTCAACTCACGTTGGCTACCAAACACTTGCAACGCACCTGCGTTGGCTTTGCTTGTTCCGGTTGCTGCTGCACCGTTAATTGTTTTGTCTTGTGCTGTTGCCAATAGAACCAGTGGTACTGTTCCCACTGCGTTGCTGATATACTGACTCTCGTCAGTAACGGTAATACTAATACCTGGTGATACTAAAGCCATAGTAAACTTCCTTTTGCTATTATGAATATTTATTAATAACTGCCGTTTTTGGGTGTCTACGCTGCCCTTTGCAAAGGATAGCCCAAGACGTCGATACTAAATACACTATGGAACGTAAAATATGCACAG